TACCAAGATTACTCCCTCCACACCAGTAGCAAAGGCTTCGTCGGGCCAGTCTACACGGTAAAGACCGGGGGAAGAAGTAGCATCCACCTCATACATCTTGTTGTTAGAGTGATCATCGTCGATGGCAGTCAGAGCCGTAGCGTCCGCCTTAACCGAAGGGGCTGCCCCATACCGAGTGTATTGTAAATCAAAGTTCGTGATGGTGGCCGAAGTTTCCGGAGAGCCATCGCTAGCATCCACAATGTAGATGTAACGAGTGACATCGGTGGTATCTTTCTTGATCTCAGACATTACTGTTTGTTCCCCCGCTTATTGGGCATTAGGAGTCCACCACCACCACCTCCGGCAACCCGTTGGTGGGACCCTATATCCATATTATTGTCTTCGTCATGCCCGGCAGAAACTGCGGGGGAGGCCGAATTGAGAGTATAGTCGGCCCCTCCTACCTCATTGACAAAGTCGGGAGCCCCAGTTTGAAATGTACCTTCCTGATCCGAAGCACTACCATCGTAATTTGCGTTGTTGTTGTTCAACAAGTTGTAGAGGAGAAGGTCCCGCTCGTCACTCACACAATCAATACCCGTGAGGCAGTCATAAATGATACAGTTGATTACCGCCACCATACCCATAAATGCACCGTTTTTGTAGACCGCTATATTGGTGGCACGTGCATGACCATCAAAGGTGCAGTTAATGGCTATCAAATGGGTATCATTACCCGCGGCGGCATCGAACGCTATCGCACTATTGTTGTAGAATGTGCAGTTCCAAGCCACAGCGGTTGACGACCCGTCAATTCCTGAGGCAACATTGTTGTAGAATCGACAGTTGAAGAAGGCTCCCATCGTACCGCAAGAAACTCCGTCTGCCCCTGATCCCTCAAAATAGCAGTTCCAAAACCATGTAGACTGACCGCATATACAATTATCCCCAGTTCCACTGAGGAAATCACAATTCCGAAACATGATCTCATAGGAACTCAAGGAGACACAGTTAGCACGGGCGTCCTCTGCATCGAAGATAATGTTCTTAAAGCAGTAATATATACGGGAGGCTATAGTATCCGTCAAAGCCCCCTTCATAGTGATCCGACCGTCGTCACCAGGCGTGGTCGTATACCCCTCGAAGGTAATCGTTTGGGAGAGAGCACTACCAGCAATGTCAATAGCAGCGGCACCGTAGTCAGCCCCAGAACGACAATAGAAGGTAGTGTCATTAACAGCCACCACAGCATTCATTGCGGCGTCCAGGGTTTGAAGTGGACCATCAGAGGAAGTCCAATCCCCTGTGGCATCATCACCTGCGGCTACATCGCTACCATTACCAACCCGAGGGATGGTGGAGGTTTCCACAAGTGTGATGGTGTTGACAGTAGAAGATGCGACTTCGTAGAGACCTGGAGTGAGACCCGTTCCCGAAGCAAGATAGATAACGTCCCCCTCTGCAAACGTATATCCATGCCCATTCTGGGTTAGGGTAAGAGTGGCTTCCTCCCATGTAGCGGTAGCAAGACCAACCCCGATGTTGTCAAGTCCGTCATTTGCATCGTTGCCGTTGGTCTTATCTACAAACTTGGTAACTGTCGCCATAGCTCTCGCCATTTAGAGAACTTGTCCACCTGATATCGGAGAATTGAAAGCGTAGGGAACAGGTTGCAAACCACGACTGGCGAGTTTTTTCTTGGCCCAGTCCCAACGCTTTTGTTCCTCCTGAATCCGCTCAATCTCGGTACGAACTCTATCACGTTCTTTTGAGACCAACCGTTGTTTCTTGACCTTCCAATTCACCGGCTTCCAGCAGGTGACAATCATATTGGCAAGGTCAGGAGTAACTTTCTCGAACGCCATTCCGAGGTCCTCCATTTCATCGGCTAGGTTGCGTCGCTTATCAACCCAGTAGGCAAGGACCCATTCCCCGGTCTCGCCATTCCAGAAAGTGAAGATGTCCTCGAAACGTAGCCTGCGTCGGAACATTCGGGCAGTGGGAGTATCTTTCACCACGTGCCGATCGGGCCTGATGATAGTCAACATCGGAGTCCTCCAACCCATACCACCGTCCTCCAATAAGTGGTCCGGCCAGTCGAAACCGACCGGACCACTAGGGAGGAGGAGGCTTTTACCCAAGCACCTCGGTGATGCTGGACAGCTTCATCCAGTTCTTGGATTGCGGTCCAGGCATCACGTTCCACTGGCGAACGAAGGGAGCTTCGACGAAGTCCGTTGTTGCACCAGTAGTACCGTGAGCGTGCTTAAAGATTCCTTGCAGTCCGCCAGTTCCACCAAGGGAAGCGACGAACTCCACTTCCGTACCGAACCGAGAATCCACCTTCGCACCAGGAATGGGCGGGGGGACATAGCGGGTCAGCCCACCACCGCGAATCTTACCGCAGTAGGCCGTACCGCTGTTGCAGTACGTGGAGGTGAAAATTTCGACCGACCGTGATGCAAAACGATACCGAAAGGCTTCCCAACCAGCCTCAACCGTAAGAGGCATCCCATTACGATCGTAACGGAAACGCCCTGGTTGAGATGCAACAGCCGTGTTGTAGCTATCGAGGTTGTCGATGAAGCCGATCAGAACGCCCATCGTAGTTAGCATAGTGTCGATCTTTTGACCAGGGAACGACTCAAAAAACTTGGCAAAGTGCCGGTTCAGGAGGTTCTCAGTCAAAGCCGCGTTCAAAGCGGACGGGACGTAGGAACGGAACTGCGAGTAGTTCCGAACGTCAATCCCAAAGAACGACGTAACAGTTGAACCATCCGCGATCCAAGACTCCAGCCCCTTTGGGGCCTGATTGACAGAGTCCTTAATGACAAAAATGTCATCGTCACCACCAGCACCAGCGTAGGTTACACCACCGCCGAGGGTCGTCGTAGTCTGGAACGTACCCCCGTCCACACGACGAACGTGAATCTTGTTATCAATCGGGTCCACATTGTCAATCACCAGGAAGTACCCAGCGTTACGCTTCGTGGTTCCGGTCGAGTCATACAAATCCACCATCATTCCCGAGCGAAAGCGATGCACACGACCAGACGCACCCGTTCCCGAGAGGTCAAAAATCATGACCGCAGTGTCGGCAGCCGGAGCGGCCTTATTCGACACGTTGGCCGAACTATCACCGATGTCCGCCAGTTCTCCCGTACTGGACGAGGAACTGTAAAAGATCGCTGCCTCTTGCTGAGCGAGGAGGTCCGCTACGCCCTTGAGGTTCTGAGCCACCACCGAACCAATCGAAGCATTCAGCTTGTCAGCACGAAGAATCTGATGCGGCAGGTAGAAGTTACCACGATGCTCGATGAGCGTAACATTCGATTGAATGAACGCCGGGGCCGTGACCTCATCCACAGCCTGAAAGGACTGTGGGGTATCATACATATTGAATCCAAGCGGCCCGGAAAGCGTGTTGCCTCCCGCCGCACTCTGGAACTTGGCACCACCGGCCACCCCGGTAACCCAAGTTTTCAGTACCTGCCATCCACGACCGATACCCGTGTTCCGCACTACGTTCATGCTGGACCTTCGGATCATGGGATAGACAGGGTCCAAATCCCACAGAGACTCGAAGATCGTGGGAACAATCTTCTGCTCCAGTGTGAGTTGGACAGCGTCAGTAATTGTAGCCATCTCTACGTCCTACATACCCTTGAAAACTTCCGAGTGCAGGGCTTGGATTGGTCTGGACCCCTGCGGCCCACTTCCTACTATTGCTTGCCTCGTTCAGCCTGTGTCTGGTGGTAAGCCAGGGTCTCCAGGATATTCTGCTCGAAGGCGTCGCCCTCAGTGGAAGGAACGTGATCGGGGAGCTTCGTTGGATAGACCTCTGTATCACCGCCGCCTGGAGCATGGCCGAGACCTGTGTGGGTCCTCTTGCCAGGGGTACCTAGAGCTTGCAGGTGGGTCTTGATCTCAGGCAAGACCTCCGCAAGAATGCGAATCCCATCTCCAAAATCGCCGTTGAACGAGTCGAGTCGTCCTCGAATTTTCTCATCCACGTAGTCACGGATTGCCTGTCTCCCCTCGGGGGTCTGGGCATTCATATTATAGGCAATCATTTCGTCCTTGTCAAGAGCATTTTTGACAATTCCGTCAATTCTTATTTTCTCGGCCTCTCTGAGGACCCGCTGCACGTCGGGGGACAACCTGGAGTAGTCCACCGGCCCGTCAGGGCGGGAACGAGTCTTAGCCGATTTAGCCGCAGCTTCCTCTTTCAAGTACGACTGGACAGGATTGTCATCGTCGTCGTCATCGTCGTCATTATCACTGAGGTTGAAAGTGCGGGCTGCGATCTGCTCGACCTTATCACCAGGCACTCCGTATTGGGCTCCGATCCGACGGAAGGCATCAAGGGCGTCGTCGCCGCCCTGGAACACTTGCTCCAAGTCCTCCTGGATGGCGAGAGCCTTGGCATTCTCTTTCCTCTGGGTGGCGGCGTCCTGGAATGCTTCCCTCCCAGCGGCACCGGTTTGGGCCTCCGCGATGAGCTTTTCCATCGTCCAATGTTCCTGTCTCCCGTTGATCGTTACCGGATACATCTGTGTCTGATTCGGATGAGGTGCGTTGGCGAGAGCCGGGTGGACTTGGTCTTGGGGAATGTTTATGAGACCCGTGTTGTCCATTAATTCATCGTCCATACTTCATACTCCTTACATTAGGGGTCCGCCCGGAGACATTCCGGGTGGGATGCCCATCTGAGGTTGTGCGGAACGCCTTTGGCCCCCCGCTGCTTCCATAGCTGCCACTTCTTCCGGAGGTGGCAACTCACTTGGGAATCGCTGACCTGCGAGGATTTCGAGGTCCATCTTCCACGTTTCAAACTCTCTGCGAACAGCCTCCGACGCGAGGCTGAACTCGATCTTGTTCATGAACTCTTGCAGCTTGATGAGTTGTATATCCGGGTTCTGGGTGTGCTCACCGATATCGAGGTTTCCAGGCGTGACACCATCCCGGAATAGTGTGATGATCTGCCACGTGCACTTTCGCCACGTCTCCCAAAGTTCACGAGGAGCCCCTGGCATGTCGAGGTTCTCCTCCATAACAGTTATCCAGAACCGTGTGGGGTCTACAAGCTGCATTCCAAACAGTTCCTTCAACTCCTGCTTTCTGATCTCACGATCCCGTGGTTGTCTGTCCTTAATATCAACTTTGATCTCCCACGGTTGAGGAATCGGGTTTTCTGCCAGCTTCATGTCACCCGTTTGCGGGTCGAGGATGACACCCGCAATGGCATCGTCGATCGTGGCCAGTTTGACAGTCTCACCCGGAGCGAGCCGCTCTTTGCTAACCTGTAGCATCCGAGAGAAAACTCCGGCGAAAGCATCAGCAAGACCATGACTTGGGAGACCAAGACTAATATTACCGGTGTTGAATAAGAATCCGAGTCCAGCCGCAGAGTCCACTCGGCCACTTGTTTCTCCTTGATAAGCCGGACCTTGCCCGGATAGTTTCTGTAATAGACCGCCCGCAATATCCGCGACCTTTGCAGGCATGAGCCCGGTATTTGAAGGAGCAATGGTAAATGGCTTGAGGTTCGGGTTCAACGGGTCCGGCTCGAACTTCTCTGCCTTGGGACGGGGGCCGGTCCGCCACCTCTTGATGTCGATACCAGATGCACCCGGAATAAACAAGGTGCCAAACATATCGAGTTCCTGAATATTCTTGAATAAAGACTGGAGCATTCGCTCTATTTGATCGTTCATCGGCATAAGAGGAGCAACGTAACCCCTTGCGAACATCTTGCCAATGTCAGTATGCCGAGCGACGTGAAGCGGACAAAGAACACGGACCTGTTGTTCCTCAAAGTTCTCGTCAACAAGGATAGTCTTTCCGACCTTGATGATGAACCGAGCAACAAACTGTTGTGTATCGTCGTAGATGTAAATTTCTTCCAATGGTACATAGAGTCTTCCATCCTTTCTGGGACCGGGGCGGTCGTAGAAACCACCACCTCCACCCTTAGAGACTTCTGTACCTAAAGAGTCACCCCTGGGTGTCCACAGCCCGGACGCTGTTGCTCCCCCTCCCGCTCCCCCTCCAAAGGCTGAGGAGTCGTGAGCATCGGGAACATTACCACCCCACGGTACATCACGAGCATCCATCTTCGATTCAGGGTGCTTGAGGTCAATCTTCTTGTCGAACACGTTCTTCATACGCTCTTGGAGCCACTGTACTGGCACCCATCTTTTACGAGCGATACCCATAAGATTGCCACAGCCATCCACCCAAGCTGGCATACCTCGTAACTGTCGAGCCGGAACTATTTCGATTTGATCCGGCATATCGGAAAAACCTGTTTCAACGTGGTTCAGACCGACTGTTCCATGTTTGAGGAATGGAATGAGAGCCTGTCGTTTGATATACTCCAGGGGCAATGGTGCCGACAAGGCCCCCAAAGTAGCTGAACCGATGGCGGCTTTCCGTAGGGCGTCGAGTGACTCGCCCTTCTTGCCAGCAACCGGGTTGATCTCCATCTTCATGTATCTACCCATTTCACTCAGGTAGAGTCGAACAATTTCTTCGTATCTCATGTCAAGTTCCCCCTTCGCGTTTTCAAACGCAATTGAGAGATTACCTGACCAACGGTCCATGATTTTGAATCGACGTACACCGGCGAGGTAGGCGTCAATGATTTTATGAGTAGTAACATGTACGTTAGCTTCTTGTTCAGCCGGAATAAGTTCGGCATCCAAAGCATCAACGAGTTCTTTTGATTTCTTAGGAAGAGCGAGTCTGGCCATTCTAGTCCTCTACGGCATTTGTACAGCGTCACACCCTGGGGGTGGCCACTGCGTTTCTGGATTGTCCTCCCAAAGGTCTGTTCCCTCTGGTGGTGTCTCTTGGAGTGTTCGGCGGTGACTAGCAGCCTCTACCGACCGGCCCGAGTTCACCATAGCCATCTCGATTATCCGGTCCGCCATGCGGTCCGCCGAGCGACTCTGGTTCTTGATCTGGTCGTCCATCAACACCCGCATCGCTTCGATCCGCTTGCTGTTGATAACTACCTGCCCCTGTAGTACCATCAACAGTCTAGTGATCTTGTCATTCTGCTCGACCATCGTGGTGATATCATCTTTCCAACCCATGATCTCCTCCTAGTGTATCCACTGATGTGCCTCGTTCACAGGCATTCTCATCCACCAATCTTCAGATGGGCCGAACTCCTCCTCAGCCTCGTCATATCGAGTTTCCAGTAAGGCGGACAAGTCCTGCTCTGTAAGGTCAGAGGCGTTAATCCCCGACATGAGAGGGACACCCAAGAACTCGTATTCACCCTTCTTCATCTCCTCCACAAGGTTGACCGGTTCGTAAATATCTGGGGCGGCACCTTTGTGCTGCTTCCCGATCGCTTGGTGCATTGCCAAAGTGTCGATCGAGTCGTCGTGGTCGAGAAGTGCCATATCCTCCGTGAAGTTCTCGACCTCGTAGAACAGCCGGGCGTACCCGGTCTCTGTCCGCCGATCCACCGGCAACTTGACACGGAAATGGCGGAACCGCCACTCCATCTGCATAATCTTGTCTTCCTTCGCCATCTTCGGTGGGAATTTGAGGGGGATGACCCTCGGTATCGCCTCCTGAGATGGGTACAATCCCGGCAAGTTGTCACGCACACGCTCGTAGAACTCCGACAGAACGGGGTACGCCTCCACCCCAATTAGGGGTACGTTCCACTTGATAGCAAGGCGGTACACTTGTCGCAGAAGTTCTTCGGGCCGCACCCGTCCGACCCAAATATCCAGTGAGTACAGGGTGTCCCGATGCTCGTGGCTGTTCTCGAACCCCATGACGTGGACGACGGAGAAGTCGCTAGTTGGTGTAGTAGTTCGAGATGAGTCCACAGTAATGAATCGTCGCATCCCGGACACGACTTCGTTCCACTGCCGATGCTGAACGATCGGTACGGGCAACTCATCACCTTCCTCAGTCTTTCGCATACCCTTAAGGGAATGCGTAACACAGATCGCATGACTGTTGAAAGGATCGTTGTAAGCTGCATCGTCTACATCCTCCAGCCAGTAGGTGTTGAGTTCCGGATGGATCGCCAAGACGCGGTCGGCTGCCGTACCCGGATCGTTCATGTACTGGGCGTTGTAGGCAGCGACACCAAGGCGACGTTTCTCTGTCGCCTGCCACTCCTCGTCCATGACCTCCCAGTCCATGTCGATGACGTTCATCAACGTCCGGTTCCAGAACTCCTTAATACGCGGATCAGCAGTCGTGTAGAGCCAGTAGATGAACATGCGGCGATTATACAACGTCCCGATGATGCGGATGGGGATGCTGAACCCCGGTGAACGAGCCATCGGGTAGATTGCATTGAAGAAGAACTTCTCAAAGTTCTCACGAAGGTCGGACGGAGTCTGCACCAAGTCATCCGACTTTTCGACATCGTCAAGAACAATGAGCCCCGAGGGGCGTACACCGAGCGACGCACCTGTGATCGGAATCGCTCGGCAAGACGCTCCGTTAGAAAGGTCCATCCGACTACCACGATTCCACACTCCGCTCCCCCGCTTGGACTTCAAGTTTCCGAAGTCGTGCAGGATCAACTCGTTGTTCTCAATCTCTGCCATCAGACGACCAAGTCGGTCGCTACAGAACGCCTGAGTTGCCAAGAACAGGGCACACTCCCAGAACGGAGTCGTGACCAACTTGCGTAGAACTTCCTCCAGGTTCACGGTTGTCTTGCATGTACCACGAGGTGCGGCGTGGACCAGAAGGTCATGTGTATGCCAGTCCATCACCCACTGATAGTGGGAGGGAGGAGACGGACTGAACCCAGTCCGATACCACGCCGGACCACGAGGTACAAGGTAGTTCTCCCGAAAGAAGTGCCAGCCCGCTGCTTCGAGGTCCGGGCGTCCGCCTAACCCCGCCGCGTTCACACGGGCGAGCTTCTTCCCCTTATCGTCCAATGTCCAGTAGTCGGCTGGAAGTGGCCAAAAGTTGTTCCCCTTCTTAGGGAATACTACGCTTTGCACTTAGCCGTCCAATCCACACAAGGCCAAGGCAGTGAAGCCCGCTGTTGCAACCAAGAATGACACTACCCACTTGACACCGAGGGCGTGTCCCAATTCCATACTGAGGACCTTCTTACAACAATGTGACACAAACACCGGGTCCTGGAGAAAACTCTGAAACCGAGTGTTGAACTCGGTCTGAAGAGCCTTTGGCCAACCGTTATAGCCCACATGTCGATGAAGACTCTGACTAATGTGCCGTCGCCAGAAACGATGCACATCATTCGTCTGCATAAATCCGTTCACATCCTGGACCAGTTGAGCAACCCGTGCTAACTTAGGATCAACCGCAGGGGCGGCGGGAACGGGTTCGTCTTCTGGGAGAATCGCTATCGGGTCATTCCACAGGTCTTGGTCATCAAACTCCTCGGACTCAAGCTGAGTCGGGGGTTGCTCTTGGACCCCCGTCGCCGGGCCGAGGCTCATTGGACTCACCTGGGAGGCTGCGGCTGGAACGCTGATTTTTCGCCCGTCTTTCAAGGTAACCTGCCGCAGCGGCTGCGGCTTATTCTCGGGCTCGTTCGATTCGTTGGAGTCGATCGAGGGCGGACTCGGCGGTTTGACAGTCACGAATCGACCCGGCGTCGGAGTCGGGGCTTCGACGGGGGATTCCTGGCTCGTACCAGTGGACACGTTTGACCCCGGCCTCGCCGGGCACGACTGGCCTCCGAGGTGATTCAGGATTTGGGAGATTCCCGCCTCGATGCTCGCTACCTTCCCCTCCAAGGTCTTTACCTTCTCCGCTTCCTCCAAGCTGCTCGGATATCCCTGATTCTCGTTCATCTTCTGCTCCTCCAGTTGGCCCTTCGTCATAGTCCGGGCCTTCCCAATATGTCTCGGTCGCGTCGGACCGTTCGACGCCATGTAGTTCCCCGCAAATGTCATTCCCTCCGCAACCAATGCTTCGGGACTTATCTCCTGTATCTGGCCCGACTGGTTCGATACAATCAGAGGAGCCTCGGGGCTGTCTTGGGAGTAAGGACCCATCGCTTGGTCCTCTCCGGCTAGCTCCATTGCTTCGTATATTGCTGGACTCATTCCTGGTGGTGCTGGCATCATCTACCTCCATATCTATGATTTCATCGCCCTTCGCCTTGGAAGCTCCTTCCAATAAAGCAAGGGTGGATTTCAATCTCGAAGAACCTTCCTCCGTAAGCCGCATCCCCTCTGCATTATACTCTATCTCCGTACCGTCCCCCGTTGTTTTCTTGGCGGTAAGACGATCCTTTTGGATCAGTCCCCCCAGAATCATCGCTTCCTTAGCCTTCCTGTCCAACATCGTGATCGCCGCCATCTTCTCGC